ACTGAGGGGTAAGTTAGTGCTCGGCCTAGGGGCCTCGCTAGAGGCCATACCGTTAACTGCTCAGGGCTTTTCCTATTAAAACCCCTTACTATATATAAGGCAGGAAATGACCGTCAATTCTCGTTTTCTAAATGTGAGTTACATCACAGTATATATAACCGCAGGTCAGAGGCTAGATCGCAGCTTTAACTTTAGCAAATATTTTTTGTTGGGGAGTATATACCTAGCCGCTGCACAATTTAACAAGGGGGGGTCGGCCTGTCTGGTCTGACCAGGTTATCCCCAGCCCTGCTCTGGCTGTGGATACAGCCTGTGGATAACTTCTCAGCAAAAGCGGTGGGGCTGACTCTACTTCGGGCACTCCGTTAATGAAAACCATTTCCATTTAATAACCGCCCTAATCTGGGCCTGGTGATCTATCCCTGTCCTGGTCTGTCCTTGTCCTATCTCTGTCTGGTCTCTGCTCTGTCCTTGTCGCTGATCTCGTAGCCCTTTCAGCTGTGGACAATTAGCCCGTAAATGTCTACCTTGTTACTGTGACCAGTCACCAGAAAACTATGACCAGCTGGATGTTGATTATGGGGCATAGTCGTGTATGGTTAGCCCTATCGGATACACCTACCGAATAGATCCGATAAGGAGATAAATAAATGAACTGTCCAAAGTGCAATGCAGAGATGTACGGCAATACGATCCTTAGCACTAAACCATTTAAGCACTATCAAGAGTGCCCTAAGTGCGGATACAAAACGGCGGCTAAATAAATGTGCGATCTATGTGGAAAGAGTAAAGGTTTTTTATCTCGTCCCTATCGCTACGACAGCGGGGAGACTTTCACCGCTCTAGTCTGCCGAAAGTGTGCAGACCTACACAATAAACTCACGAAAGGATCTAAATAAATGGAAAAGCACGAGATTAGACTAGGCGAGTTCGACGATATCGAGACCGCTAACACTTGGGGCATTAAAGAGATATTGGAAAGAGTAAAGCAGACCGCGCCAAGCGGGGCACGAGTTAGTTATGAGTTCCCTGGCTATATCTCTATCGTGTTATCTAATGGGACAGAGATCGCATTCGGTGAATCACTAGAAAAGGACACGGGCTATTCTTGGAACGACTTCGATTTAGAGGGTACTAACACCTATGCCGATTCTTTTGAGGATCTAAAGGACATCGATTTAATTGTGAATAAACTATGGGAGCAGACCGCCCCACTAATTGGAAAGGGATCTAACTAAATGACTACTTATGACGAAATTGTGAAAGAGATCAAGCAAGAGATCGAACAGGGCGCGACTTTGGAGGAGGTCAAGGATAGATCTCACGAGTTAATTGATAACTATGTACCTGTCTACAATAACCGCGTAATTGAGGAGTGGACGGCTATGCCTAGCGATTACGATAACCGCGGAGGCGCGGAAATGGGTCACAATTGCCAACAGTTAAGCATCATCAACCTAATGCAAGGAGATCTTTACCTTTACTATTCCGACCTAGTGGGAGAGGTCATCAACGACCTAGAGCAACAGGGAGATGATGTAGAGACAGTATCCTGGTCGAGTTCCAACCCAACAGGGGAAAGAGGGGCAGAGTAATGCGACAGACACAGACTTGTTATGGGTGCGATTACTCCTTTATTGCTGAGGATCTAACCCTATTTAATGACCACCAACACGGGGCGATCTTGCTTTGTGCTGAGTGCTTAAAGGTAGTCGCGTGAGAGGGCGACTAACTAAGAGAGGGCGCATCGTGCTGATCTATGCACCCGCAGCTTTTGCCCTAATTGCTTTAATTATATGGATATCGGGGAACATATGGTGGACAGGGGAGGGCTATTGTATCGGATCGATGGCGGAGTGCTTAGGTAAAGAATTCACTAGGTAGGTGACTCTCCTCCCCTGCTTACGGGTAGGGGAGAGGGAGCCGGTACCTAGCCGGATCTTAATAGTAAAGGGGTTAAATGATGGAGACTTTTACGCTACAAGAGTTAAAGGACATCAATTCTGCACTTAGTTGCGACACGCAAGGCACTCACGGGGACGAGAGAAGTCTACGCCTAGATACCTTGCGCCGTAAGGTAGCTGCACACATCAAGATCGAGGGAGAGGCTAAGTAGATGAATACGAAAGAGGCGATCAACTATCTAAACATCATACAAAAGTCATTCGATGCCAGCACCGCACCACGCTTTAGCAAGGAGACTATCGAGCAAGAGAGGGCGAGGGCTACCGAGGCTCTAAACCTGGCGATTAAATTACTAGAGGGAGAGGGTAAGTAGATGAAAGAGCTAGAGCAATTCTTAAATGTAGAGGCAGAGTGGGTGCTAGAGAGACTTAGCACGGGTACGGAGAGTAATGACCGCAATTATTATCAAGGCAGACTAGATCAGCTCGCGCAGATTAGACGATTACTAAACCTACCGCAGATTATGAGAGAGAGAGCTATCTAATGGACACACTAGAGCAGTTAATCAATGAGATCTATGAGGATAACTATTCTCACTTAGAGTTCGATGAGGCTATGGGAGGTGAGGGCTGCTCTTGCCCTATCCATACCACGCTCAACACTATCGTTAAGTATAGAGACGGGAAAGAGGGAGAGTGCGATAAGTGCGCCGCCTCTTATGACCTATCAAGCCGTGATAACCGCTGCGGGGATTGCGGTAATTGCGATACCTGCTGCACACACGAGAGAGAGGGAAAGTAATGAAAGAGTACGGATACTATGTAGAGGAGAGCGTAATGGTCTGTCCTAAGTGTGCAGCTAACGCGGAGTATGCGGGTCTGCTGACAGTAGCTGAGGAGGAGGGCTACCCTGACGGGTACACCTGTAATGATTGCAATTCAGTAATAATGGGAGAGGGAGAGCTGCTAGCCTATGGGAGAGTATCACTATGAAAGACCGATACCTAGTAACGCTGGAGCTGCAGACCTACGACGGAGATCCCAAAGCGTGGGACTGGAGCACGCTATTAGGACACGAGGACGAGGTTAAGGTAATCGAAAGTCAATGGAAGGGTAGAGTACTACCCGTAAACGAAGGAGAGGGAGAGGGCAATGAATAAAGAATACTTAGAAGCTAAGTTCGACCTATGTATAAACCAGGCTGAGAAGAATCTCAAAGAGGAGGAGATCGCAGAGGCGATTAAGAATCTCAAGCGTGCCAACAGTGCACTATCGCAGCTGTTCGGGTTCGAGGAGGAAGAGAATGAGTAAAGAATACATAACGCTGGCGCACTACCCACAAGGCAGAGAAGATCTTGAGCTGCATCAATCTAGTTATGGACTATGCACAGAGTGCAGCACCTTTACTAAGTATGTTCCGTATCCTTGCCCTGTTATAGAGGAGGCTGGCAATGAATAACATCTATACCATACACCCGCGTAAGTCTGAGCTGATCCTCTTGTATGAAGTAGTGGACGAGAGCGGGAGAGCAGAGTGGGGCGGGGCTAACGCTGAGCACGCTATCCAATGGCTCAGCCTTGCGCCAAGAGAGGCACGCATACTGGTATCTGCTTGGGATAGTGATGAGGAAGATGCTCACCTAGTGGGGCAGACCCTCGACATCACCGAGATAGTAAGGGCTGCTAGCCTATGACGGAGGATACTGTTAAGTGCAGTAGGTGTGAAGTTGATACACCGGAGTCTGAAGTAATCGAAGTCCACGCTTGGTGGCTATGTGGTATCTGTTATGACGAGGTATGAGAGGGTAAAAGTATGATGTATTGGTTAGGGATAGCTGCGGTAATGGTGATAGTCTATGTACTTATAGTGTGGGAGGACAAGATCAATGGAGAGTAAGCAAGTAAGCGGGAAACAATCTATCCACTACCGCAATTACAGAAGGGCAAGAGACAAGGCACTCGTGCGCCTAGCGCACCTATACCCAGAGACATACAAGCAGTTGCTTGATGAACAAAGGAGTTTTGATGAGCAAGAGGGCAAGACTTGGATCATTGATAGTAATAGTAGGCTTACTGTGGGTATTCATACCAGAGCGAACAACACACCTCCCTTCGGAGATCCCGCAGATGCGGGAGCGGACGAAGGCGACGATGGAGGAGAAGCGTGAAAACAAGGCACTTGCAGTTAGTTACGCACGAGCACTCGGTTACAATCAAGACCAAATCAGATGTCTTGTCACCTTATGGACCCGTGAATCCCGCTTCGACCACTTGGCTCGCCCAAGAGACGCTTCGGGCAAACCAAGAAGCTCGGCTTTTGGAATTGCTCAACTCCTTAGAGAGCGTAGTGGACAACCTGAACTTCAAGTCCTTCACGGTCTACGATACCTTAATCATCGCTATGGAGGGAGTGCGTGCCGCGCTCTCGGACACTCCGATAGACGAGGCTGGTACTGATGAGACTACTTGATCTTTACTGTAAGGCTGGAGGAGCGAGCAAAGGATACGCTGATGCTGGCTTCGAGGTTACTGGTATCGACATCAAGAAGCAGAAGCGTTACCCATTTACTTTTATACAGGCAGATTGCTTAGAGATACTGCAAGACTTAGATTACTTGCGTACCTTTGATGTGATTGCAGCTAGCCCACCTTGTCAGACACACTCACGCACTCAGCATCTACGCAATGCTCAGGGTAAGAGCACGGACAAAGTAGATCTCATACCTCAGACACGAGAGGCATTGATTGCTAGTGGTAAGCCTTATGTGATTGAGAATGTACCAGGTGCGCCATTGATTAACCCAGTACAATTTTGTGGTTCATCTTTTGATCTGACAGTACGCAGACATAGACTCTTTGAGTCCAACCTGCAACTAATAGGTTCAGTATGTGACCACAAGAAACAAGGGAAACCAGTAGGTATCTATGGATCTATGCGTGATGAGATACCTAAAGGTGGACATACTGCAAAGAGTATTGAACAAGCACGCGAAGCAATGGGAATTGACTGGATGATCTGGGGTGAACTTGTTGAAGCAATCCCGCCACGCTATACTTGGGAGATAGGTAAGCAACTAATACTTATGATAGACTAACATACACTATCCACCAGTAGAATAAAATCCCTTGCCCTTGAAGGTGACACCAGGTGAGTCCCACTTACGCACCATTGGGATATGGCAGTCAAAGCAAGAAGGCTCACGAGGTTCCTCGTGGATACTACGTTCAATAGTTAATACTGTATTGCAATCAGGGCAACGATAGTCGTACTGCATTAGAGCTGCACCGCCTTTATGACTTCCATAACTGCACCTGAGCCGTGAAATAAATCATCAACAGTATCACCTTCTTGGTATCCCATAGCATCAAGAACCCAATGTGTCCACTCTTCAGGTTTGGCACCAACAAAACCATTTTGTTTGGGGTTTGCAATTAAATGATCTTTCATACGTTTACCAGACTTCCAACCTCTGCGTTCTTTGGGAACGCGAATGATCACAGGTTCCCAACTGGTAGCAATTCTTGAACCACTTGGTATAGCAATGGGTTTAATCCAACTCATAACTCTAATACCATTACGAGAGTCTGTTTCAATAACTTTCATATAGGTGCTTAAACTATGAACAGTAAGTGCAATAGCCCATCCATCATAATCACGTTCCAGTTGTTGAACTAAATCTAAATGTGTCTGTGGATCATCCCATAATTTTGCTTGTGGGTGATTATCTGCCCTACCAACACCGTTGCCATCTCCACAACCATCTCCATACCAACGATTGGCTCTTCCTAAGTAGGGTGGATCTGCTATTGCTAGTCTCATAACTGCACCGCTTCCTCTATGGGTAGATAACCTACCAACTTTGATACTTTATTAGAACGAGCAAACTCTGTGGTTGCTGGCATCCAGTGGTTAAACCATTCAGGTTCTGGTATATCCATCAGGTCAAAAGAAAAGACACCTTGCGGTGTCGAGTTGATGTAGTAGGGGATAAGATCTCGCTCTGCTGCTTGCGTTATCAGCTTGCGATACTTCATCTCCTCTATCAGTAACGTGGGATAGTGGGTATGTCTACACTTTAACTCTATGTAATGACCTGCTTGCTTAGAGATGCAGTCAAAGGCATCATAGATACCTGGTGCTTTCTCTAAGTCTGAATAGAAACCATCTCGCAAGAAGGTAAACAATAACTCTTCATTCATTGCCAAGGTGAGACACCACCTAGATTATCCTGCAACCTACGCAAAGCCTGAGCGCATCTACGATCTGCGGTAGAGATAGCGCACTCTAGTACCTGTGCTATCTGTTGCAGGGTAAAGCTCTCGTGATGGCGCATACGCAAGATGCTCTGGTCCTCTTGCTCTAATTTGAGGTAGCCCTTCTTGATGTCAATGAGGTTAGCAAGTAGGTTGCCACCTTCTGCCGGAGATGATGAACCTTTAGGTTGCCCATCTCTAATCATCTCTTGTGCTTGCTCTAATACTGTGCCATCTATAACTGATGCAATAACAAAGGGTAGCAACTGACCAAGGGTAGCTGACTCGTAGTAGGCTTCATCATTAGTCTGATAGCCAGACTTAGCAGCCTTCTCCTTGCGAGCATAACGTTCTGCTACACGTCTCATCTGCCAAGCAATGCGTTGCTCGTTGTGCCTACGTCTTTCTTCAACAGGTTCCATTAGATCAACTATGTGATCTTCTGCCCTAGTCATAGCCCAAGCAACCAGTTCCTGCTTCACATCATCCTTTTCTACGTAGGCTTTATACCTGCGGTGGATAGTGTTAGCAACACTAGGTACTAGGTCATAGATTACTGGGTGTAGTTCAGTCATTGTCCTGCACTTCAGGCCATACGCCATCTAGTACCATCATTGCAATAGCTGAGTAGTTGAGTAAGTCTACGAATGAATCACGCAAGGACTCATTGCTAGGCTTAACGCCAGAGTCAAGTAAGTTATTGATGCGTGCTATCTTGTCCCACATACGTACACGCAGACCATTAAGTGGTCCACCTGGTGAGTGAGCAATGTTCTTTGGGCCGTAGTCGTGATGCTTACGCACCAATAGATTGCCAGCTTGGTCCATAATACGCCAGACATCTGCAATGAAAGCCGCATCTACCTTGTCGGCATAGGCCGAAGGAGTATAGTCTCGGTTTCCATATTGATCTCTAGGATCTGGA